GTAGCTCTTCAAGTGTTACCTCTTGATTAAGCCTTGCAAGGCTGTAGCCAAGCTCTTTAGCAACACCAAGTTGAAGCAACAAGAGCTTATCTTTCTTGAGCTCAGCCTTTAGTGCTTTTCATATCCAGTTCTTTGCCTTCCTCTGGGTTGGTGATGATCGCCAGCATCAGCGCTTGCAGATCAGAATCATTTACCTCGTTTTTCAGTTCAGCGATTTCACCAATTTGAAACAGGCGCTGCCCTGCATCATCCACTGCTTTGGTCACGAGCAAGTTCAAGGCAAAGCCGTTGGCATCATCGCCACCAGGCATCTTCTGCGCTCGCTCACGTTCAGCCATGGTCAGCTGTGACGCGTAGAACTCAAACAGGTCCCCATTGGACAAGGTAACCGCACGCTTGATTGGCGTCAGATTGGCTGCCTTCTTGAGACGGGCGAGAGCTGATGATGCAGGTGCAGGCATAAAATCATCTATTTGTTATTACTTTAGGCACAAAAAAGCCCCTGGTCAAAGCCAAGGGCACGAGTATCAGGGCCGGTTAGCCGTATCAGGCAGCAGCGCTGAAATCAAAGGTAGGTGTACCGGTTGGCCGGAAGCTGATCTCCACCTGCTGCGCGTCGTCAGGATTGACGTTCTGGGTAGCACTGATGATCACAGCATCAAAGGAGAAGCCGCGGCTCAGGGCCTCAGTGTTTTGCTTGTCGGTGTAGAGCTTGAACGCACAACCGACCTGCTGACGCTGCACTACGTCTTCGACAATGCGATTGGACAGTGCGCTGTCCTCATTGGTCACGTAGATGGTGGCGCTACCAGAACCATCAGCAAAGCCAGGGATGTAAGCCCGGAACGGTACATACTGACCGGCGGTTTGACCGATGGTGGTCACATCGATCTCAGCCCGGCTGATCTCAAACGACCAGTTCTGCACTTGGCCAACAGCAGCAAAATCGGCGTAGAACACCTCAAACTCGTTGGGAGTTGCAGCGGTGCCATCGTCGGTGATATTGACGGCAGAGCCACCAGCGGTAGCTGATACCTGTAGTGCACCAGAGCTAGCGGTGTATCCAATCACGTAGTACGTGGTACCAGCCGAGAGACCAGCGGGCAGCGTGCCTGTACCTGCCTCACCGGTTTGGCTATTAACCAGACGAAACTTCACCGGATCACCTACCTTGAAATTCAGGTAAGGCTCGACAGTGATCGTTTCAGTAGAAACATTGACACCAGACTCACCGAATGTACCGGTGGTGCCAGCGGGTTTGTAGTAAAGAGCGCCGGACGTACCGGACAAAACAGTGACGGCCATGTTTGAACGGCAGTAGCTGTCTCAGTCTAAATAGGCTTCAAATGTTGCCGTTAGCTGCGTTTGGTAAAACGCTTCAGGTGCAGCAGCAATGACTGCAGCAGGACCGGAGACCGGATCAAAAATGATGCTGGAGAATTTGGCGCGATCAAATAGATCTTTGGCCCGTTCTGCAATCGTCAGATTGCTGCCGGCACCAGTACCAATCGGCGTGAAGACATTGACGACAAGGGTGCCGTTATGACGGTTGAAGCCAGTGCTAGGCCCTTGCAGCGTGGCGTAGGCGTTGTCGCCAAAGCGAATCTGCACCTGCAGCCATGCACTGTTGTTGGGCGGGCTGTAGGGGACGTTTTGATAGGAGACCTGGTAAGCCGGGCTTTTGGCGAACTCGGTAGCGATGCGCGCTTCAATAGCGCTGCGAACATCGTTGAGGCTGCTGCTCATGACTGCCTCCCGATCCGATCAGCGGCAATACGCACGCGACCTTGCACGTCCTTGGCGATGCCTTGTACCCAACCTGCAGGCGCTTGAGGGCTACTGCCGTTAGCCAGGAACTCGGCGTAGGAGACGTTGTTATGGACGCTGTAGACGTTGCCCAACTTCTCCTGCTGGTACCCCAACCGGTCGATCGGCGGTGTGGATGGGTAGCTGCCTTCTGGCTTGACACCACCTGGCGCGGCATTCTCACCAACCTGCCAGCTAGCGCGAAAACGACCCGTATCGACAGGGCTGGCGTTCTTGGCCAGGTTGTCGGTTTCTAAGACGGCTGCCCGCAGCAGCTGCTCAAACTGACGCTTGGCATAGTCCCCAATGTCGCCAACGCGGATCGTGCTAGCCATCACACCCTCAAGATCAGTTCGTAGGTAATGGCCGTGTTGTCCTGCTCAATCGTGTTGACGCGAATCACCTGATGCTGGACATTGCCGATCAAGACGCGGTCGGCTGTGGTTGGCGTAAACGACACGTCGCCAGCACCGATGATCAGACGCTTGTCACCAGCCTGCACAAGGTCATTCACCTCTCGCAAGCTCACATCCTGCATTACCCCCAGCAGCGTGGTGTCTGACACGGTTTCAGCGGAGCTGCCGGTGCTGGTGTTGTAAGCACCGGAGGTGATGCGCCGAATCGTGACCTGACCGCCAAAGCGGCCCATCAGCTTGGTGACAACCTTGCGTAGCGGCTTAGCTAAAACCATCAGAGCTTGTAAGCGACGACCTTGCCGGAGGCCAATGTCACGCTGGTGAAGATCCCTTCAATCTCATCACCCTTGCCAAGGGGCACAGAACTAAAGGCATTACCACTGGCGTTTTCAATCGTGGCTGTACTGATCACCGCATCGGCAACGGCATAGAGCTTGCGAAAGCGGCCGGCATGAGCAGCAGTGTCACTGATGTACTCAAAACCAATGCTGTAGTAGTCCGACATAGCTAGCTCCGCTTAATCGCAAAGTTACCGGGTCCACTAATTCTAAGACCGGTCAGATAACGCTCCACCAGCGGCGGCACCTTGTCAGCGCCGATCGCGCCAAATCCGTTATTCGGAGTCACCGCAATCGGACCAATCCTAACAGTGACATAATCCTCTAGCCCACTAAGGCCAAGACCATCAGGGTTGTTATTGAGGTAAACCGCCAGAAAGACCTGAGCCTTTTTGATCTGATCGGGAATCTCGGTGTCGGTGTAGTAATCGGTGCTGATCCGAAATGGGAAACCGACCGCGTAGGTATTGATGTACGTGTCGGGCTTGCGTACACCGGTGCGCGGCCACTGCAGGCTTTGCGTATCGGTAGCGCGGGCACCCAGAAACCGCTCCCTGTCTAGCCGCTGCGTTGCGGTAAACAAAGCGCGGTTCTTTTGGTCGGTGGTAGCTGTCGCCCAGGCGGTGACATCGTCATCCTGGACGAGGCCATCAATGATCAGTTCCGCTGCTGCCAGCGTCAGATAAGAGTTGGCGTTTGCGCCGCCCACCGTTGCGTCGAGACTGACTGGCATGATCGGAATCGGTAGGCGCCAGTTGTGGCGTTGCTACTTCAAGTTTAGAAACGGGCTCTGCATTAGAAAAAGAGGCCCCAGCCGTAGCTAGAGCCTCACGTTCACGCAGTCGCCGAAAGGCGTACATCGCCATCAGGCAGCAGCAGCCTTGATCACGGCAAAGTTGAGTACCACAGCTTCACCGGCGGTAGAACCGACGTTGGAAACAGTGATCTCAAAGCTACCGGCGGCAGTAGCGGTCACGAAGGGCAGGTACTTACCAGTGGTAGCACCGGACTTTACGGACACAAGAACTACATCAGTGGCAGCCACTTCGCTGTTGGTCACCGTAAAGGTCACCTCAGCATCAGCGGCCAGCGATGCGTTGTGCAGTGTGATAGCGCCACAGGGCTTATTTAGCGTGACGCCAGTGGACTTGCTAGTGGCCTGGGTAACAGCACCACCAGTGCCGCTGACGTAGCCAATGGCCTTGCCGGCGGTTACTTCAAAAAGGGAAGCCATGGTTTGTTACTCCTATCAGTCGTAGTTGGACGTGATCGAAGCACGCACGATTCCAATGTTCTTGGTCTCGTACACCTTGCTCCAGTTACCCACAGTGGCCAGCTGAGCGCGGGTGGGGTTCGCGGTAGTCACGTTCCACTTCGCACCAACGGGGTGGTGGATGTAGTGCATGTCCACAGACATGGCATCCGACTTGGCGAGGATGTCGCGGTCGGTCTCAGTGCGCATGGCAGCTTGCTCACCGGTGGCGACAGCGCCATTGGTGAAGAAGTAAGCCGCGTAGACGCCACCAGCATTGGTGATGTCGTCCGACACGATGACACGCAGACCCATATAGGTGGGAACGCGATAGTCAGCGTTATAGGCCGAAGCCACCGAGCCAGCGAATGCATCAGGCATCGAGGAATCGGGGGTGATACCCAGATCCGAAGCCAGGACGTAGTCGATCGCCTTGCGCTCAACCAAGTCGTAGTAGCAGGCGCTGTGGAGAGCCACAGCGGTCAGCTTGTCGCCCTGGTCGCCGAGGATGGCGCGAGCCTTAGACACCTGACGCGGGCTCAGAGCGGTCTGAGTGCTGGTGTCGAAGCGCAGTGCATCAAAGGCGGGGGAATCGCCACCGGTCAGGGAGCCGAAAACGCCTTCAAGGCACTTGTACAGGTCGATCTGCTGTTGGTTGGCAAGGTACTCACCAACCTTGGCGCCGATCGCGGCCATGGGGTCGGAACCTGCAGCAAGAGCTGCGAGGTCACGGGATTCCCAAGCACGCGCACGGTGCAGGATCACGCCAACTTGCTTATCGGCAACGATCTTGCCGGGGGTCAAGCTGGTCGAATCATTCATTACCTCCAGGTCGCCAGTGAGATTGGCTTTCCAGAAGGGAACATTCACGAAATCGCCGCCTTCAGTGGCATTGAGCGCAGCCAGAGGCTGTGCCACACCGCTAGCCAGAAACTGGTTGCGCTGAGTGGTTTGCTCAATCAGGTAAGGCGTAAAGATTTCGGGAATGATCACGTCGGAGCGAAGAGTCGCCACGGTGAATACTCCTAAAACGGTTTACGGATTGGGCGCAGCCCGATACACCAGCGCAGCCGGTATCTAGATATTAACGACTCGCAGCTGCTTTCATTCGCTCGTACAAATCACGATCGGTGCGATACAACCGTGCCTGTTCGGTCAGATTGAATGACTCACGGGTGAATGGATTCTTCATGCCAGATGGCATGCCACTCGGTGCCGTGCTGCTTGGTGCACCGGAACCTTGCGGCTTGGGTTGCTTCTGCATCCAGGCGGGCAGATTGTTCTTCGCCCAGTCCGTGACTGGTGTGCGCTCAAAGCCTTGGACCACAACGACAGTGCCATCGGCTTCGCGTTCGATCTGATCGGCGCTCAGCTTGGTCTTAAGCACCAGATCTGGATCGTGGACGATATCGGCCAGTGCTGTGACAGCTGGTGCTACTAGCTCCAGTTCACGTACGCGGGCTTCCAACTCAGCGATGCGTTGATCACGCTGCGTTGTTGCCTCACGGAACTGCTGCTCTAGCTGCTGGCGCGCCTCTTGGTACTTGCCCTGTGATTCGAGCTGCTGCTGCTCGTGGTTACGCTTGAACTCAACGAGCTCTTGGATGTTGTAGTCAGAAGGGAGCTGCTCAGCTAGCTGTTCATACTTGCGCAGCTTGCGCTTCTCCTCGGCGAGCTCTTTGTTCTTGCGCTCAAGGTTTTCGACACTGCGCTTGAGGGCTTCAACATCAGCCGCTGGAGTCGCTGACTCTACGGCTTGCATTTCATCGGACATTAATAACCCGCAGGGTTAATTGCCCCTTTACTTTACTTCTTGCCCTTCTTTTTGTTAGCGATGCCAGCTTCACTCAGGGCGATTGCAAGTGCCTGCCTGCGGCTTTTGACGCGCGGTCCTTTTCCGCGTCCTGGTTTGCCGCTGTTCAGCGTCCCGCGCTTGTACTCGCCCATCACTTTCGCCACTTTGCTCTGTGCTTTGGCCATCACGCCAGTCGACGACATCTAGAAGCAAGCTACCGCCATCAGCTGTAGCCCAGCCCTTGTCGGTATAGATCGCTGGCTGCCAAGCATCGCCGAGCTTGACCTGCACAGGGTCGCTATGCACCGTGAAGATGCCGCTGTTGACGAAGTGGCGTAGATCAGGGTGTGCCATAACGCTTCTTCAGCTGATCCAACGTTAATTCTGATCCGTCATCACGCACCAGTTTGGCCATGGCATCACCGGGGCCATACTTTTCAGACAACAGCTGGAAGTAACCCAGCTTGCTAGCACCCAACACCTCTTCTTGCACGCTCTTGGGCTGTTGAGCTAACCACTCGCCGTAGCTCAAGTCAATTGGCACCTGACCATTGGTACTCGAACGTGTGGCTCGATCTGATGGCGGCAAGATCTCAGCGCGGACCACGGGCACCACAACACTGCGGCAGTTGAAATGCTGCGGTGGCCGCGGACCCTTGCCATAAGCAAACTCACGGCCGTCTAACGCCCGGCAGATCGAACTGGTCCGCGTATCCAGCGTCGCCACGTACCGGTAAGTCGTTGTTACATCTTGGTTCGCCTCATACACCTGCATCGATGAGGTATTAGCAACCTGGTTGATGCTGGTGCGCACCAAGGCCACGATCTGGTTGTTGGCTACAGCAGTGGCCTGACCGCCGGCGGCAACCACCTGCTTCACCGTGCGGGCACTCTCTCCAAAATCAAGCTTGCCGACCAGCTGCCGGGCAATCTCCGGAGTCGGTGTGCCCTCTTGCAAGCCAGTGCGGACCACCTGGGCAAAGCGCTCCGCCTGGGTTTCAGCAATACCGCGGAACGCCTTCGACACCACCTGCCCATTGGGCAGCGTGATCCTGGTGCCTTGCGCAGCGCTGAGGCTATAAGTCTGCTGAGCTCCTTGCACTGCGGCAAAAAGATCGTCGCTCAGTGTGGCCACGTTGAGCTGCGTTGGATCAGCGACTACCACCGACTGACCAAAATTTGGGCTGACCTGCACGGGTACAACCGTGGGCCTTAGCGCTACCGGTAACACCCTCTCAAGCTCACGACGGACAAAATCTGTTTGCAGTTCCGCCAGACCCTGCAATTCAGTGGCCGTCAACGCAACAGCTTGATCGGCCCAGCTGGCTAACGCTAAGCGCAGCTGCGACAGAATCTGCCGCAATGCTGATGCCTTCGCCGGTGCTTCTGCATCGTCAATGGCGCGCAGCTGGTTCGCAGCGGCCACCATGATCCGGTTGTACAGATTAATCAGCTGACGCGACACGCTATTGCTATAGCGGTTTAGGTCAACAACGTTCCGATACAAGCGGGCCGGAACACTCATGTCTCAATACCCAATTCCTTTGGCTGGTAAGACGAACTAATGCTGACGTTGGCGCCAGCACGCAAGGACGAGATGATCAACGTCGTGAAGTCGTCGTAACTGTGCTCACCCTGTTCGTAGAGCACTGTTTCGCCGATTTCATCAGCGCGGCCGTTTTTGTACCAGCTCACACGCACGATCGCCAGGATGTCATCCGGCAGGTCGCAGACGTGGTAATCCAGCTCCTGCCGGCGCGGTGGCTTCGGCTCCAGCATGATCATCCAATCAATTAGGTGGCTGGTTGTCCAATCGAGCAGGTTGTAAATCAAGCCCCGCATTGGCCGTTGCTCCTATTTCTTCCTCCACGTTAAAGTCATCTCCCAGCACTTCACCATCGGCTAACTGCTGCAGCAGCGTTTCCTGCGTGATTGTGCCAGCGGTATAGAGCGACAGTAACGCTGTGATCTGCTGGGGCTCTAGCTGTGCACCAAGGAAATCACGGTTGACCAAACTGCTACCTGCTGCTTGGTTCTGACCTAGGAATTGGGCGTGGTACTGCAAGGCATTGTCGATCATGTCTTGCACGTTCTGAGCGATCACCATCATGGTGCTATCGCCTTGACTGCGATCAATCATCTTGGCGCTAGCCGTTTCACCGACAAGCTTTTGACCCAACACAGCGGATAGACCCAGTTCGTTGATCTGACGCTCTAGCTGATCAAGGCGCTGGAATTGCGAATCAAAGGCATCGCTAGGTGGTGCGATGTACTCGGCGCGGCCGTCGGCAGGAAAGGCGATCGCTTCACCAGGACCGGCGGAGACTTCCTCTGCAGCAGAGGGGAAGCCAAAGAATGCCAGCATCGGCACGGCTGAGATGTGCAGCTGATTATCGAGGTCCGATTGGATCTGATACGCCTTGAGGTTGAGCTCGGCGATATCTTCCAATGGCGGTCGTGACTCTAGGTAATTGATGCGGCCGCAGTAGGCCACAGAGAATGGGATTTCATCGAGGCTGGTGGTACCTTCGTCGACAAGCTCGTATTCACCGTTATCGGCTTGCTGATGGATCTGGTAAGCGCCAGGCGTTAAGACACGAACCTGCTGCACGATCTTTTCGCCGTACTCACCCTCTGGCATCGTGACCGTCTCCTGTAGGCGCAACATGCTCAGGCGCTGCTCACCGTTGCTTTGCTCTGTGCGCCAGCCCAGGATTTGCCTAGGTGTATAAGTCACCCAGTAAGGACGGCCGCCATCAGACGGTGCATCCACCAGTGTGCCGATATGGCCGTATCGGATCAGCTTGCGGGTGGTTTCATAGGTCCAGACGTTGAGGTCATTGCCTTGCAGGTCAACGTCGAAAAGCTGCTCGCGAATCGTGTCACTGGTGTCGACCAGCCTTACAGGCTTTCGCGTCAGCATGCCAGCCAGCATGCGCTCCAAGCGCTGGTAATACGGCGGGCAAACGCTACGCGCTAAACGGTTGTCGTAACTTTCGTCGAGCTCACGTGGTTCTTGCGGTAGATATCGCCGATGCCGTCTGCGCATGCCATAAGTGCCATGCAGCAGGTCTTCAATCAGAATCCAATGCGGTTCTTGAGCGAACCAGGCTGTATTGGGGTCGCTGACTTTTACTACCGCACGTTGCGCTAGCGGTCGGTCGTATTGCCTAAAACCTGAATACACAGCGCCACCGATGCGATGTGATCAGTTTAGGCAATGAGGCTCAAGGGCTATAGGCAATAAAAAAGCCCTGGCCCCACCTCCAGAGCTTGATGTGGTTCGACAAAATCAATATATGCGTATTCCAGTGCTTCTGCCAGCGCCTGAATGTAAAGGATTAAATTCACGCCAGATCAGGTAGCCAAGCGCATCATTCATGTGGTCGTGACCAGCTTCTTTATCCGGGTCACCCTTGTCGGTGTAACACTGCAGCTCTAGGCATTCGATCAAGCGTTTGCAGGTCTGCTGGACCTGAAGGCGCACCTGACCTTTGCCATTCTCTAAGAGTGCTTGAACAGCTGCGACCCGATCACGCACTGGCGGGTTGGACTTGGGTGACTGGTTGCTAATGCCGTAGCCCTCCAAGATCTGAATATCGGTCTGGGTGGCATTGGTGCTGCGGTTGCCGCCGCTGGCATCGGGGTAACCGTATAGGCGATGTTGCGGGTAACGGCTGCGGATCTGCTGGCCTAGGGCATCGGTGTCGTGGGCGCCACTGATCTCATCGACGATTAGAAGGCCATTAGCCGTGCGGATGCCGATAACGGCGGACATGTTGCCAATGTTGAAGTCGATGCCAATGCGCAGCGGTTCATCGCTGATATCCGGCAGTGTTGCTGTGACGTGCTTAAGACGGTCGAAGCGGTTGTAGACCGTTCCGGTGGTGAGGTTGACGAACTCACCATTGAGATATGCCTGCAACAGGTTCGGGTCATAGTTCGCCTGCAGGCGTTCGATGAAATCTGCTGGTAGGTGTGGGTTATCAGTGCTGCGCATTTTGATCAAGCGTCGATCATCACGACCTGAAGCTTTATCAGACGCGAAGGTTTCCCATAGCCAGCGGTAACCCTCAGGCGTTGAAGCGGCACCAAATTGGCGGACATTGCCAGAGCGAAGGCGACCGAGGATTTTTGGGAATGCCTTAGACGCAATAGAAGGGGTGACGGTATCGATCTCGTCGGCTAGCACCCAGGCGAGGTTGAGGCCGATGATGCGCGTCCAGTTTTCAAAGGAACGGCAAAGGATTTTGGTATCACCGCCTGGTAGGTGGAGGATGTATTCAGGTAGCGGTGAGGCGCGGAAGCTGTAAGGGATGCCGTGATCCTCTAGGAAATCATCGAAGTCGCTTTGCCAGATATCGCGGATGAGTGGGCCGGTGGGTTCCATGACGGCACCGATAAAGCCTTGATTCGCGATGGCCAGTGTGACGGCTTTAGCGCAGAGGGCTCTGGTTTTACCAGCGCCGTAACCGGCGGATAAGCCGATGATTTGAGTGGATTGATCAGCGACGAAATCGAGCTGTCTTGGGTGTAGGCCGTCGTAGATGCGGCTGATCAGGGTGTCGGCATCGTCTTGTTTGGCGATACCACGCTGGTTTAAGCGGATCTGTGCGCGTGCGGCACTGATCGGATCAAAGAGCAGCGCCAAGGCCAGCTGCCTGCATGCGTAGGAGGATTTGCTCTTGCTGTTCGGGTGTTAGGTCGGACTGCTGAATAATTTGTACGACGGTAGAGAGGGTATTGAGCACTTCACGTCGTGTAGCAGCGGCGTCTGACCAACGATCACGCCAGCGAGAGGAGTGTGTAAGGAGCCATTGGGCGTCGCGTGTGTCACCGTTGGCGATTTTGGCGGCCAAGGCTTCTTCACCTGCTGCGGCAGCCTCTTGAATAGCCCCAAAAAGACAAAGTTCAAGCTCGGTTGGCGTATCACCCTGCGCATTAGACAACCAAAGGCGAAAGATTTCGTCGGAAACACCACAAGCTTCAGCGATGTTGCGCTGCGACCAACCCAAAGCAGCAAGTCGTGCTGCTTTTTCGATCAAGTTGGGGTTGAGTTTGTAGTGTCCGCGCTCTTTTGCCATGGCCGGAGTTTAACCGGAAGTGAAGAGGAGGTGAGTGTGTCGAAGGAGTTTAGAGGGTGGAGGAGGGGGTTTTAATTAGGTTAGTGAGAGGGGGATGATAGTGATGAGAGCGCCTGGGTGTTCACCTGGTGTGGTGTAGCGCTTGGTATGCGAAGAGATTGCAATCCGCGCATCATCTTGAAGCAGGCCGCTATCGACGAGGGCATCTTCAGTAGAGCGGAGGCATTTGGAGCCATCCGGCTTGACGCTGTGAAAGGTGGGGGCTGAGGGTTTGAGGATGCCCTTTGTGTTGTAGTGGGATTTGGGTCTAGGGAAGATAAAGACGATGGAGAGGGAGACTGGACCAGAGATAGTGGGATGGTTAGTGGCTACGGCGGCTTGTTGAACGAGGTAGCGCCAGGGTTTTAGGTTTTTGCAGGATTCGAGCATTACGCCATTGCCTACATGTCGCTTGCTGCCTTGGGGCTGGGGTGCCATGCCAGCAACGGTGAAGGTGATGGCTTCAGGCTGCGGCGACGGTGGTGATGACGGTTGCGACGATGGCTTCGAGTTGACAGCGTGGGATACCGGAGACGGTGCGAGCTGCGTTGTCGATGGCACGTTGATAGGTGTTGAGGTCAACGGGAGGTGGTGCGATAGCACCGAGGGCGCGCTCACGGATTAGCTGTCCGCGTGAGGTATGAAGAGCAGCGGCTTGGTGATCAAGGGTTTGGCGTTCTTGATGGGTTAGCCAGATTTTGATCTGCTCGCGCTTTTGCATGCGTTTTGGTGATTATTGCCCGGATAATCAGTGTGGCGACTGGTAGGCGTGATTGTTGACGATGGAGGTACCAGCGTTCGGCGATGAGGGCTTCGGCGGGATTGTCGGAGAAGGTGCCGAAGGGTGTGAGGTAGGAGCCGGTGACGGAGATGAGCCAGCAGGGTTGGTGATCGTGTGGGCTCATGATCCACGCACTTCCCAGAAGTGCTTGATGGTTACCGAGGCCTCGCCCAAGGCGAGTGATAGTCGTTCGGATGCCTTGAGCTGCTCGCGTTGCTCAAGGATGTGATCTGGGTAGGTGACGGACTTACGGGTGCGGCGTGTGATTTTGTAGTCGTTCCAGGTGAGTTGATCCTCTGCGTTACCCGCTTCCACCATTTGATCCAGTAGGTCAAGGAGTTGTTGTCGTCGGGCATGGATTGCCTTTTCACTAGCTGCTAGGGAGGTGAGTTCCTCCAGGGTGGCGTCAAGAGAAGGCGGTGTAGACGAGTGCAGCGATGAGGGTGCAGGTCCAGAGGAAGCAGATGAGATCGCCATGACGCTCAAGGAATGATTGGGGTTTGGAGGTTTTGCGGTGCGGACGTGATGGCACTGATGGGTGTGTTGTGGTGCGGGAGTAGACGCGGCGATTGGTGCGGGTGATGAAGGGAGGTAGGGATGGGGAAGTCATTGTTCGGTTGGGAGATAGATGCGTTGCAGCCATTGATCGAATTGCTGATCTGAAAAACCTGAGAACGCCGGCTCTGGCATGGGTTTGCGGTTGTAGTTGCACCACGTCTGGTGAACCCATTGGGCGTAGAGGCGGCTTGATTCGCGGTAGTAGGCCGCTTCGAAGGGAGTGGCCGGAGGTGCATCGGCGGTTGGGATGCGACCAGAGCAAGCGAGCCATGCTCGGTAGCGGATGCAGGGCGTGAGCGTCATGGCGTTGGTCTCCAGCCGTTGCGGTAGGCGAGGGTGATGAGTGTTTGACGGTTGTGGGAGAAGAAGGGGATGCCGTGGTCGTCGAGGAACTCGGTGGCGTCTTCTTCGTGGATGTCGTTGGTGACGGCCTGCTCCAATAGGAGAGCTAGCTGCCGCTCGCTAGCGCTGGTCATTGATGCTGCGCAAAGGAGTTACGGGAGGACGCGGAGCGGCATTCGTCTGCCCAGCTGCTGTCATCAGCGCGGATAGCTGGCGGGACGTATTGGACGGTGTAGGGGATGCCTGCCGCGAGGAAGGTGGCATGCATGTCGTCGAGATCGTGCTCGTGACACCAGTCGGAGAGGATGGCGCTGTTGAAGAGATAGCGCTCAGCCCAGCCGGATGGTGCGGCATCTGGGAGAACCGTATGGAGCTGGTTCATGGGTGGTATGCGGTGGGGTCGCCCCCGTGATCAAGACAATAGGCTAGCCAACGTTAGCCGTCAAGGGTGACTAGCGATTGAGTGCCGGGATTCCGATGGAGCCGCATGCTCCTGCCCTAATTCCCCTTGCGGGTGTTGTATTCGGGCCATCCCGGCTTGATAAGAGTGCCACGGGATGGGCCTGTCGTGGACTAGCGAGGGCTGATTAGCGGCTTAGAAGGGGCGGAAGCGCGCTGCGTATTCCTCGCAGACATCGAACCAGGCTTGGAGGCACTCGTCAGCGGTATGGGTTTGGATGACGAGGCTGCCTGGGCGTGACCAGAGCGTGAGGCAGCGGGAGATGAGGAGCTTGTAGTGGTCGCCGATCATTTCGACGCCGGCACCGAGTTGTGGGCGGGTGTCGTAGAGGGTGGAGCGCTCGGAACTTTGGGTTTTGAGATCGGCGATGCCGTAGGTGTTATCGGTAAAGCGGATGACGAGATCTGCAGTGCCAGCGACGTTGCGGCGCAGGCTGTAGGCCATGACTTCAGCGCCGATCACGCTGATGCGATTCCAGAGTTCGTCAGTGAGTAGGGGTTCGATCCAGGCGGTGTAGTCACCATGGGGCGCTGGAGAGAGTTTGGGCGGTGGGTTGGGGTTGAAGCGCTGGTGTGCCATCACCTCCAGGGCTTTGTGGATGGTGTTGCCCCGTGGTTCCCAGATGTGCCGGCTGGCCATGATCGCTGCCATTTGGGCCTCCGTCTTGGTGACCGCTGAGATCAGGCTGGTGACGCTGACCGGGAACTGGTGGCCATTGGAGAGGCGGTAGGTCCAGGTTTCTTGGTCCCTCGTTAGCCCTAGTGGCTGCAGCCACGTCGAAGTCGCGTGGGTTGATGGGTTGGACGGCAACGCCTGTGTTGGGGGATCGGAGCGGGTTGGCATAGGGCTTGGGTGGTTCGTAGGTAGGGGAGAAGTATGCGGACCGACGGGCTTCAATCAGGTTGCGTTCGTAATCAGGGCTGGGGTAATCCAAGTGTTCAAGGGACCAATGGCCCGAATTGATGCCGCGTTGAAGAAGTGCTTGGACTGCTGAAAGATTGAATGCTTTTTGCATAGTGAAAGTGTGCGTAGTTCACGCCTGCGTTGTCCTGCCAAACCGAGCCGCGCCGTGCGCTGCCAGACCTTGCCAAGCCTTGCCTGCGTTGCCTTGTGCGGCCATGTCGTTCCCTGTAGGGCCTTGCCATGCCTGCGGTGCCAATAGGCGCCTCGCCAGAGCTCAACGCGCCCTGCCATGCCTGCGTTGCCGGAGCTTGGCTCGCCTCGCCTCGCGCAACCGTGCCTCACCAAGCCTGCGTTGCCGAACCCGGCCTTGAGTTGTCGCACCCATCCTGTCCAGGCCTGCGGTGCCGTGCCATGTACCGCCTAGTCGATCCTCGCCCTACCTGCTGCTCCTCGCCGCACCTTGCCGCGCCTCACCAGTCCCAACCGCTCCGCGCCTGCGATGCCAAGTCCCAACAGTCCAGAACGCGCCAAGCCTCGCCTGCGATGACCCGCCACCCCTTGCCGGGTCGGGCCGCGCCACGCCACGCCTGCGTTGTCAGGCCATGCCGCGCCACGCCTGGACGCTCCTCTCAATGCCACGCCTCGCCTGCGATGCCATGCCTAAGGGATCACGCAGCTTTGGCGAGTTCTTGTCCTGCCTTCGCTAAGGCCTTATCGGCCTTGGCAACAGCAGTGCGACGCACGCTCTGATCAGGGTTGACGGATTCAGCGACACGCCTCAATTCGGCCATGGCGCGTTGTGCTTCACCGATGCGTGATGCAGCTGATTTGAACACCAACTCATACTCATCGATGTTCTGCACCGCTACCTCGGTCCGCTGGTAGTAACCCTGTGTACTGGGGTCAGGATTAGCGCAGTGAACAAAGGCGCGGTATTCCTCAAGCTCAGGCGTGATGACCTTGAGGCTGCGCATGGCGCGGCGGATCTCATCCCGTCGCCAGTTTTCGGCAGCGATGTCGTCATCCCATGTGCAGAGCGAATGCAGTGGGGAATGAACGGAGCGGGCTTCAGTAAGCGCAGCATCAACGGTGATGTTGCCATCACGCTGGCGGATGCGCTCTAGCTCTTCACCGATGGCTTGAGCATCTGCATTGGCTTTCGGGCGAAAGTTGGGATGCCAAGAGAACGTGGTTTGCATGATCAGAGAATGCGGAAGAGACCGTTGCCGATGCCGGCAGATTGTTTGCTGTCAGGGCGACCTTCACCAATGCCAACTTGCATGCCGACGCGAGCCATCAGGTTCACGACATCGGAATCGGTGAGGATGCCAGCGTCGTATTTGATCTTGAGCTCAGCCGCCCAAGGGAAATAGGTCGGACGCGGGCGCAGGTCGATCACGCCAGTGGCGTTACGGCAAGGGCTAATCACCATTTGGGGCTCACCTTTGGTGATGCGCACCAGTGGGGTCATGTCATCAACGTCAAAGCCATCGGCCTCGATGAAGATGGCCAGCTTGGCTTTGGTCATCACAAAGCCTGCAGCACGACACGCACTGATGGCAGCGTTGCGAAAGGAAGCGGCATGAATGCCATCCCAACCTTCGGTGCTGATGTGACGAGCACCGTTGTAGAGATCCTCGAAGTCTTTGGCTTGGCGGTTCTTTCTGGACTTGGCGGTAGATCCGGCCATTTGGGTGGCCATCATGATCTCTTTGGCCTTGGCCGAAAACTTGTTGATGACCAAAGGCGCAGTGCCTTCGATCTGCAGCTGAATGATGCGAATGTCCGGCGGTGTGATGACAACCGGAGCGGAAGCGACAGGAGCCATGGGAAACTGAGACCAGCCAGCAGCTGGACGTAGAGAGTCAGTTGGTGGTGAGGGTTCGCGGTGCTGGAACACCGGTCTGAACCCGCCGCGTCAAAACTAGCACTAGGGAGTCCTAGGGACAAGGTTTAGCTAGCAGGTCTTAGCAATGAGGGACTGCCAAACGGCTACAGGCCGGCGGTTGGCTGATGGTCGTGTGGTGGGCACCACGCGGTCGGTTTTGACGATCAGGTTGTCCATGGCCGCAGCGCGCATCACGGCGCCCATAGCGCGGTGCTCACGGGTGGTGAAACCAAGGGCTTCAAGCTCAGCCCAAACGGAATCGGCTGTGAACTCACGGTTGGTTTCAGCCAGGTGACGCACGATGGCGGTGGCGGCTGCTTTCCAGTTGGTATTGGCGTGATCCCATGCGCGTGCCATGCCATCTGCTTTAGCTGCTTCGCCTTGAAGCACAAGGGATAACTGCGTCACCAGCGCACCTCCTGCAGCAGCGGGTTGGTGACAGCAGGCTCTGGTGGTAGCACCATCTGGCCTGGTACCGGCTGTGGATTGAAGCGGTCCGGGTTGGCCATGCGCTCTGGGAGATCTGCTTTCAGACCCCAGCTGACGTTGGCCCTGCCGTTCTCGTTGCGAAACACGTAGTTCAGCAGCTGCATCGGCAGTGGCAGGTCTTCCAGTGGATCGGGATCCAGCAGGCGCTGCGCGGCCGCATACATCCAGATCTCAGGCGTGAGGTCTTCCTTGGCCTTGGCTGGGAAGGTGGCCCACATCAAGGCAAAGGTGGCCTCAGCCATGCGCTTGCCCCTTGGCAGCGCTTCGGTCAAGGCGCCAAGCGTGGCGGTGAAGTGCTCAAAAGACAGCATTGCCGGCCTCCAGCTGTTGGTGCTTGCGGATGACGGATTCGACGATCAACTGCTGCGCAGTCTTCGGCGCTGCATCACCGCTGCCGAATTGCCCCGAGTTAGCCCTAGCGGTAGGTGGCTCAAAAACATCGCCCCAGCCGCTCGCTATGGCCCGCTCAAGGGCCTCGCGCCGCTGCTCAGGTGTCCACCCACGCAACTTGCCGCAGACGCGGTTCCAGACGCCTTCTGAGCGCGTTCCCTTCTTGACCGCCCAGAACTCGGGCAGCAGCTGCTGGCAATCGAGCAGGTCACCGGGCACTAGATCGCCGCTGATGACCTTGGCGCTGTAGGGCGTTGCCTCGCGCACGCGCGCACGCGTCTTGGTTTTATTAGGTATAGGAGTTAATTCTTCTTCTAAAGAAGAAGAATTAGAAGTAGAGGGAGACCCGGCTGCGCTCGGTTCTCCCAGAGTAATGGGCCTGTCAAGGGAATCTGAAGCCGACTGCTCGATCAGAAGACTGCAGAAGGCAGGCACTGACAGGGCCTTGGGCTTGTGTTTCAGGATGTAGTCGTACAGCTCAGGCTGCACAGTCAAGTTGATCCGGGGCATCGCCAAGTGGCACTGATTTGAACCGATCTGAACCGATCTGCACCGTTTTGCACGGATTTGAACGGATCGGTGCTGAAGCTAGTGGCAGCTAGCCACGTCGGCAAGAGCTACCTGCCCTAGTCGCCTAGTCCCTTGCGACCCGCTGCAGGACTGCTGCATCTGCGCATGAAAAAGGCCCCTTGCGGGGCCCTGTATCAACCCTTACCGGGCCATCGTTTCTGGATCGGCGGTGGGCCGCCGTTCATCGCATTCAGCGCCACCTCCAACAGGTGTGCAGCGAGATTGCTAGTGGATCGGCCTTGCTCGTCGCTCAAGCTGTGGAGGTTCTCAGCTACGGAGTGAGAGACGGTGATCGTGATGCGCTTGGGGGCGCGGCTCACGAAGCGTAGGGATGCGGTCATGGCTTCGGATTGGGTAGTCGCTAGCGATCGGGAAGAGCTAGCGATGGTCAAACAATAGACTGCGCTAGCGGGAATCAATCAAGCTGCTGCGGATCTGCTGCGCGTCACAACGCAAAAAAGCCCTAGGGCGTTACTCCCTAGGGCCAGTGGTGATCCGGTTAGCGCTGCGGATCAGATCAGCTCGCGGGCATCCTCCAGCGCCGCAAAGGCCTGATCCAGATGCCAGCGGAAGCGAGTCAAGGGCTCTTCCAGTGCCGCCGGCAGGTCGTAAAAGCTCCGGGCGTCTTGCAGGCACATGCAGGCCTCGCGCAGGCCGGCCCCAAGGTTTTCATGGGCTTGGCCTTGGCTGCTGAGTAGCTCCAGCAGGGTGCTGTAGCTGATCGGCTGAGCGGTCGGGTCTGAGATTGCAGTGGTCATGCGGCTTCTCGGCTGTGGTATCAGGCCAAGCAGCTCTGGCGCGACTAGGCCTGTAGCCACAGAATAGCCTGGAGCGAATTGAACAATGACAACGGCGATTTACGCCCGCGTCAGCACGGAAAGCGACGACCAAGCCCACGCCCTAGAGCAACAGCTCAGCCGCCTGCGTGAGCACGCCGCCCAGCTCGGTGAGCCGGTGGTTGAGTTTGTTGATGTGGCCTCTGGCACCCGTGACGACCGGCCTGAGCTAAAGCGGTTGCTGGAGTGCTGCGAGCAAGGGCTGCTGACCACGGTGCTCTGCACGCGCATGGACCGCATGAGCCGCTCCACGGTGCATGGCGGCAAACTGCTGCGTCTGTTTAACCAAGAGAGCTGGCCGAACCTGATCTGCCTGGATCAGTCGATTGATCTGTCGACAGCCATGGGGCGCTTCTACGCCAATTTGCTCATGGGCATGGCGCAGATGGAATCAGAGCTGATCGGCGAGCGGGTGCATCACGGGCAGCTGTATGCGCGGAAGCAACTGAAGCCGCAGGCTGGTAAACCGCCGTTTGGCTATCGCTACACAGAGGGGAAGCTCAACTACGAACTGGACCCCGAGACGGCGCCGATTGGCCGGCAGATCGTGACTCGCTTTTTACAGAGCGCGAGCCTGCGGGATGCTTTTGACCATCAGTACAAGGAATGCGGCCAAGCGTTCAGAAGCTTGGAAGGGCTGCGGCGCTGGCTGCTGAATCCAGCGATTGCTGGCAGCCGCGTGTATGGAACCTTTCGCTGGAAGCTGGACGCTGATGGCAATAAAAGCCGGCTGCTGAACAAGCCAGGGCAGGTGGAAGAGATCCACCCGCACGCGCATCCAGCATTGATCAGCCACGAGGAGCAGGTGGAGATCCAGCAGGTGATGCAGTCGTTACGGGTGCGCTCCCTGGCACCGATTCGCACGCGACGCAGCCGTGTGCTGACAGGGCTGGTGTACTGCGGGCATTGCGGTGGCCTGATGCACTACCACCAACCGCGCAAGCCAGGTCCGACCTATCTGCGCTGTGGCCATGAGGTTTGTCCGAACCGTCCGCACAAGGTGATCCAAGAGAAGGCCGTGGTGGAGGCTGTGCTTAGGCGTCTGTGGGAGAAGCGGGAGGTGCTGGCCTACGGCAGCGTGGTGGATGAACTGCGGCTGAAGCAACAGCTCAGCCCGGAGATCAAACAGCTGCAGGGTCAGATCAGTGACCTGCGCTTGCTGGACGACGCGGACCTGGCGGAGGTAATTGGGCGCAAGGAGGAGCGCCTGAGCACGCTGCTGCAGGAGTGCGTCAGTGATGGCGGCAGCCGGTTCACGTTGGCGGATGCGTTGAACGCGCTGGATCAGCCAACGGTGTGGACAGAGATGACTAAGACGCCAGAGCAAACGCGGCGGCTGGTATCGCAGTGGGTAGAGCGCGTGGTGGTGAGCGATGGAGCAGTCACAGAGGTGCGACTTAGGGCCGGGGAGAGGGCTGCCCATCCCTAGGGTTAGGCTATTCGCTAGCGAAGGCTCTCTTTTGGATCACGACCGCTACAGCCATCCGCCGCTAGCTGCCCGGCAGCGCTTTGGTCGCACACTCACGGCCTGGTGCAATCGCAACGGCTGGATCCACAGCACGCTGCATGAGTGGGGTGAGCAGGCGGGATTTCCTGCGGTGCGGGATTCCAGCTTTAACAAGCTGCAAAACGCCAAGACCGAACAGCCGCAGCCGCTGACCTTCATCCAGTTGGCGCTGGCCAATGCGCGGGTGGCCGAGGGCGACTACAGCGGCGTGACAGACCGCCGCCTGAAGGATCGCCTCAAGGAGTCACAGCCGATCACCGATGCCAATGGTGTGCCATGGAGGGCGACGGATTTTTTTTCACACTTCATCGGCGAGCTAGAGGCGCCGGAGTGGCTGCAGCAACCAGAGCCGTTGACTCAGGATGCAGCGAAAGCATTAAGCGCTGAGCACCAAGCAAGGTTTGAGGCGCTTGCCAAAGCCAAAGGGCTCACGCCAGCGGTGGCCTGGAAGCAGTTAGAGCAGCAGTGCCAAAGCCTGAGCAACAGTCAGCGGGATCTACTGCGCAATGTGCTGAGCGGCTGGCATCAGTGGACGCCGAGCGAATGGGAGTCGTTTTGCCTGAACGGCTCCGACCCAGTAGACGAGGCGCTAGCGGCGTGGGGAGAAGCCATTGACGACTAGCGTTGGCTAGCCTAGTGTGCAAGGGTGCCGCAGCGACGCGGCATCCGATAACCCCGCATCCATGACTGATTTCCCGCAACTTGGTGGGGTCATCACGCCTGATGACATCTCCACCAAGGGCAGCGGCTCCTATGCCGCGGACTATGTGAACTGGGCCAAGATCGCCCACCTGCTTCACGTCCATGCACCGGGCTGGCAGTTCACGCTCAGCAGCGCACCTGATGGCGGCCACGTCTGGCGTGCGCCAGATGGCACTGGTTATGTCGTTGGTTACTTCGCCAATGGCGAGCAGGTGACGCCTGATTTCCCTCAGGCGTGCATGGACAACCGCAACAACCCGATTCCGTTTGAACGGATCACAGCGCGCACGCTGACCGATACACACCGCCGCTGCCTCTGCACCGCTGCAGCCTTTGCCTTTGGCTTGGGCTATGAGCTGTGGGCGCGAGTCGAGGTGGAGAACCCGATGCGCGACGACAACGCTAAACCTGAAGCGGCTAGCGCTAGCAAGCCACCGGCGGCGAAAGCAGCTACCGCTCAAAAAGCACCGAGTTCGCCCAACCCGGAAAAGCTCAGTGCCGCTGAGGTGCAAGAGCTAGTGCAGGCTGTGCTCAAGGTGAGCGACGAGCGCCGCAGTCAGATCGTCCTGGCGTTTCAAGAACGCTTCAGTCTGCCGCCGGATAAGAAGGCAGCTGACTACATCAAGACCGCGGCGCACCGCGACTTCCTGATGGAGCAGCTTCATGCCGTTGCCGCCTGATGAGCACATCCGACTTGCTCATGCGCATGTATGCGATGCCATCCGAGCTGTTGAAGCAGCAGCAGCAGATGCTTATGCAGAAGCTGCATACAACGCACGGCTCACCTACTTCGGCAACCACTGCGCCAAACGGGCGCTGCTGCAACGCATCCGAGCCGATCTCAACCTCTTACAGCGATCCGTATCTGCACCGGGTTTATTGGCTACTCAGGAATAACTCAGGTGCCTATCTTGCTGCACTTAGCGGCACTTTGCTGCAGTGGGAATCCTCGGCCAATGCGGTACCGGAACAACTTCGCTTTGTTACCCATCAACGCGTGAAGTCGTACTGGCTTCAGCTAAGGGAACTGGCTGTATTAGAGGATGAAGGGTTAGCCATAGAGCCTGTTGATTTCTATGCCCACCGACAAACCCCTTATTTATGGTGTGCCTTAAATGAGTAGTGCAAAACGCCGTGTAGCTGAGGCCATCATTGATGGTTTGCAGCAAGAGAAGCAGCTAGCCAGCGCTAGTACTCCAAGGCGCCGGTATGGGCGCAGCACAAGGAGCGTGGCGGTTTGCGCGCATTTATGGCCTGACGTGATGGAGCTGGTTCGTCAACACGCCAACCAGCATCAACTCACCCCAAGCGGTGCCGTGCATGACGCGCTGCGCCGTTACTTCAAACTTCCACCCATTAACTGACTCATGCCTGATTTCGCACCCGACGCCTTCACGCTTTGGTTCAACTGCAACAAAGACCAGAACACACAAGGCGCCTATTGGGCATCGTCCGATGTGCCGGTGGAAGAGATCGAGAAGCTCTACAACTGGGCACTAACGCAGAACCCTGTGACTAATGACAAAGGGCAGCACTGCGTACAGATCCGAGCAAACCTGCGGCCCAAGGTCAGCAAAGCCGGCAATGACTACCTGCTGCTGGCCGTGAGCGATCAAAAGCCCAAGGCTGAATCCACCAATTCGATGCCGTTCTGATGAATCCCGACTGCAACCCGATTGAGCAGCAAGCCGTGCAAGACCGGCTAGAGGCTGCCTACATCGCCAGCGGCCGCGCTGACAAAAGCCATCCCATGCACAGCCTTTACACAGGACTTCTCACTCAGACCGATGACGACAACACACAAGACGCTTGAGGATCTCCTCGCTGAGTGGTGGCGTGATAGTTACCCCCACGCCCAGCCGATCAACAACCAGACCGCTGCACTGATTGTCGCTTTTGCCGCTTGGGTCCTGGCCAAGAAAGCACGGGAGGCCAACAATGATCAAGGCTGATCATTGGATTCGCCAGCGTGCTGAAGCCGGCATGATCCAGCCGTTTGAATCGACCCTGATCCGTCAGCTCGGCAGCCAGAAGGTGCTCAGCTACGGCTGCGGCTCTTACGGGTACGACATCCGTCTAAGCCCAGCTGATTTCCGTGTCTTTCAGCATGTGCCTGGAACGATCATGGACCCGAAGGCGTTTAACCCTGACAACCTGCGCAATGTCGAATTGCAAGGCGATTCAAGGGGTAGGTACTTTGTCCTGCCTGCCCATAGCTACGGCTTAGGTGTGGCCTTGGAAAAGCTGTGCGTACCTGAAAACGTCACGGTGATCTGCTTGGGCAAGTCCACCTATGCCCGGATGGGCGTGATTGCCAACATGACCCCTGCAGAAGCTGGCTGGCGCGGGCATCTCACCCTGGAGTTTTCTAACTCCTCAGGTGCTGACTGCCGCATCTACGCCAATGAGGGAATTTGTCAGCTGCTCTTCTTTGAAGGCGACAAATGTGATATCACATATGAGAAACGGTCTGGCAAATACCAAGACCAAGACCATGGCGTAACGCTCGCCACGGTCTAATCAAAAGGGTGGCCGGTGGCTGGTCCTCACGCGGTGTCAGCCTCACCGCAGCCGGCCAGCTACGGACGCCCCGAGCCTTGATAAAGGTCGAGGCTCACAACATAGCCATTTTTTCTCCCTTCTGCTAATGGCTCAACCTGTTACTTCCGTCGACTGGATCCTCAAGCAGTCGCATCGCTATCCACTACTGACAGCTGAAGAGGAAATCATCCTGGCGCGTCATGTACAGAGCTGGTTAGCGCTTGGCGAACTGGAGGCACCGGATAAACAGCAAAAAGCGACGATCGCTAGAGGACGGCGGGCGCGTGATCGCTTCTTCATGTCCAACATCCGTCTGGCCGTCAAAGTCGCTGGTAAGTATCACAAGTACGCTGGCACGCTCAACCTTGAGGATCTGATCCAAGAGGGTTTGATTGGCCTTGACTCGGCGATTGCTAAATTCGACCCCGAGCTTGGTTACAAATTTTCTACCTATAGCTATTGGTGGATCAGGCAGGGCATCACCCGCGCGATCAATCGTTATAGCCGCATTATCCATCTACCGATGCAGGCGAATGACGCGATCCGCAAGGCAATGGACTATATGCAGCAACAGATGCGCGCCACTGGCAAAATGCCGTCGCTGAACGAGACAGCAGACTACTGCAAGGTCTCAGCGACTTATTTATCCCACTATTTGAACCATAGCGTCAATCTGGTCAGTCTCGATGAGCGGATGGCTAGTGAGCGTGGTAGCGAATACATGGATATCGTTGCTGACCCCAGCAGTATTCAGCAAGAAACAGAGGATTTCGTGCAGTTCGCTGACCAGTTGCACGATGCGGTTGAGCAGCTCAATCCTGTACACCAGAAAGTAATCAAAGAGCGCTACTTCAACAACAAGAAGTTGCCGACGACGTACCGCTGCCTGGCTAATGATTTAGACATGACGCGGCAGTCGGTGCAGCAGCAGCACAACCGGGCCTTGATGAATCTGCGCGTCAAGCTGGCAGGCGCTGAAAAGCAGGTCGCTGCAAAGCCGCCATTGAAGCACTGTGAGATGCATCAACTGCGGCTAGAACTTACTGATCCTGCAACGCTTCCCGACACTCCAACTCAGCAATGCGCCGCGTAGCACCACGGATGATCAGACTCTGGTGAATGGTGAGCTGCCACAGCCTTAGGGCATGGGCCATCACTTGATCAGGCGTGCTATTGGCCAACGCACGTCTGCCGCGTTCGAGCTCTAGATGGTGCTCTAATCCCATCTGCGGGGACATCCAATCACCCCAGGCCATAATGAAATGGGACATGCTCACTACAGCTTGCCGTTCGTGGAGCCAACTGTCGAACGGATTATTACCGCTAACGGCTATGCGTGGCGTGTTTGTGGCTTGGGGTATTGCATTGAACATCAACAGCGTTGGCAAGCAGAGGTGATGTACGAATGCTTGCTCGTGGCGAAAGGATTACAGGCGAAGAAGATCGAGGTACAAGACAAGCCTTAGGCGTTAAGCCGCTTCTGGCTCGTCAGGATCGTCCATCTCCCGGCTGAGCCACAACCTGGTGTTGGTCTCGTCGTAACTCATGTAAGTGATCCCATTGGCCATGGCCATCCAGATCTTGACGCCAGTGGTGGCGCGTTCGACAACCCAGAGACCGGGCTGAATGCGGCGGCTGATGTTGGTTGTTCTCATGGCTCGGCGATGATGCACCAACCGCTACGAACGCCCTCGACAAGCCAGCGCGGTCCCCAGTTGGCTTTGCTGTAGGCAATGCCGCCGCCTTTGCTGTTGAGGTAGGTGCCGCGAACAACGTCCATCTCACCGAATGGGTCGTTGACGATGACATGACCGCTCGTGACGCCGATAACGGTGAGCCAATGGCCACCGCCGGATGGCTTGCTACTGGTGCCGTGATGCAGGAAGCCGCAAGGTACCGGCACATTGCGTGCGATCTGCCGTTGCAGGTCATCCCAGCCGCCGTTTTGCTTAAAGCTGGCCTTAATGCCGTAATGCGCTAAGGCCTTGAGCTGTGCTTGTACATCAGTGGTGTCGCCATAGCGCAGCACCGTTTTCAGGTACTGGTCATCAGCCGCAGCACCGCTGATTACACCAGGGCGCAGATAAGCCAGCAACATGGCGCAGCTAGAGCTGAAGCACATGCGATTGGCTTGGCCTGCGACCGTGGAATCGCGCTGGCTGTAGTACGGCACCTTGAGCGGCTCACCCGGCTTTTGCTGCGGCGGTACGTTCAGCCGTTGATGACCGCAGAAGACGGAAACCTCGGCAGCACGGCGCCGCTCTAAACCAGCTAAAACCGCCTCGCCCGCATGCACCCACTTCGGTAGCTCTTCGCGGACGACATGGCAGGGTTCCTCACCAGCCAAAAGCCGTTGACGCAGCGTGCTGTCTTCCAGTGCGCCGAGACCCAGGTTGTAGGCAAAGCTCACGAGAGCACCGACCTGATTGGGCTTCCAACCCTTGGCCATCGGCAATAGGTGCAGCACACCGGGGCCAAAAAGGTTTTCGACTTCGTTCTGCAACAGCTCATCGGCAAGGGCTTGGCTGATCGTGTCGCCACTACGCACAGGGGCATCCATCAGCCGTGTCGTACCCCAACCGATCGTCCACTGACCAGCCGGGCACTTGTACGCCTCTAGGACGCAGCCTTCAAATTCACGGATTAACTTCAGTGCTGGCGCTACCCACGCTGGCGGCAGCAGCTCTTTTGGTTTGGGGTCAGCGCGGTACAACTCCGCAAATTCAATCAGCACCTCATCGCTGAGTTGACCTTGCAGCCAGTCCCATGCTGCAAGCTGATGGGGCAGCTGCTTGAAATGCGCTGCTGCTTGCCGGAGCTGAATTACAGCCATCGTTTATTTCAGGGTTGTGCTGACGTTGCGCAGTACGGCCTTGATCGGGTCGTAAAACTGCACCACTTGCTCGATTTGGCGAGCGGTCGCTTGATGACCGGTGGCGCTGGCGATGCTGGCGGCGATCTTGGCGGTCATCACCTCCGGCGTTGCTGTACGCAGCAAGTTGGGCATGTCGCTATCAAGCTGCTCATAGACGAGCGGGAGGGCACGACGTAGCGGGCGATCGATTGCGGCTTTTGCCAAGGGCTTGATTACAGCCTCCGTTAAACCCATGAACAGGAAAGCCAATAGAGCGTCGCCGAAGGTGCGTAAAGACATGGGGCTAGGTGGTAGGTGGACCATTGCGACGGCTGCGGTTGATGGAGCCATCGGAAGGACTGCGCGGTGACTCCGTAATGAAGGCCCACATGGTTGATGCCGCACCACCCGCGACGGTGAACGCTTGCGTCCATTGATTGCCGCACTGACCTGGGCGGCGCAGCTCACAGCTGGCGACATTGGCGCTAGCCATGATCAACATGTAGCTGTAACAGCCAACGATTAGGCGCAGAACCAAAGTCACCACAGCAGGGTTGCTCATGGCTTGTGCTCCGCTTCTAGCTTGGTGACGCGCTGCTCTAAGCCATTGAGGCGACCGTAGGTTTCTTTCTGGTCGGCCTTGATATCGGTATGAAGTACCTCTAGGCGTGAGGCAACGTTTTCAACCGCAACAGTTAAGCGGACGACGGCATCTCGCGCTTCGGTTGAGCGCTTGGATTGCGAGCCAAAGCCCATGGCTCCAACAGTGATTGCGGCGCCGACGACCGCTGCAGCTACCTCGACCACGGCGACTGGAACCCGATGGATTCAGCGTAACGAGAGCTGTTATTTGCCTTGGCCGCGATAGCGCTTACGGCGTCGATTACGACTGGTGGCAGCTAACAAGGTCCGCAGGGACTTACCTTGCCTGGTCTTTTTGGGAGTACCAGGCTGATGGTCGATACGAGCTGCGCCCGCTTTTGTCTTTGTCGCCATGGGAGATGGTTAGCTCACCAGCTATGGAGAAGCCCGCTCAACCGTGATCATCACGGGGATTGATCGCCAACAGGCAGTAGGCAACAAAGAGACCTACTAGCCAAAGACTGAGCAGACCAAGCAAGAGAGATAGACGATCACCAGTGCAGAGTAACTAGGGTGATTACGGCTGCGGTGGCCATTCAATCGTCCAGGGGAAACCTTGTTGTTGTGGCACCATCCGCAGGCTTTCGCGGTACAACTGCCAAGCGCCTCGGCCGTCTGGATCCAAGGGGCTATCGATTAGCTGGGTCCAATCGCAGGCAGCCAATAGTTGATTACGCTCAGCGCGAACAACGTCACCTTGGGCGGCGTCCATTGCGGCTTTTTGGTCTGCGTCGGGAGTGACGGCGATGTAGTGGGTGAACCACTGCCCGTTGACTTCCACCACACCATCGCGCTGGGCGTATTGGTAAGGAGGGATCAACGTGGGCTGGGGGCCTTCCAGTACTGGGTCGTAGCCGAAGTCTTCGATTACATCCGGTGTAAGCGGTTGCGGGAAGCTGGTATTGGGGTTCTCAGCACGAAACTGAGAATCAGTGACGACGGCGCCGGTGGCGCGATTGCGGAGTTCCATGGTTTAGGCAGGGGTTAGTTGTTCAAGCGGGGCATAACCCCATCCGTTCCAGTTATTTTTGCATCGCCACATCACAGTGGCAGCCTTTACGCCGGTTGCAATCTCACACTCTTTGGAAGTAAAAAATACGCCAGCGGGTGTGCGATACCGCTTGCCGAGTTTTGCGGTAGCAAGGCTAACTCTATGCTGCTTGCTTTTTCCTTTGCCAGATAACTGCTGCTGAATCTTCTTTTTCCATTCATCAGGACGAGTTTGCCCTGCATGGGGTAGGCCACTGTTAGCTTCAACCGTGTCGCAGTACACATTGCCCAGTGCGTAAGGACCGTTGTCGTTAATGCGGCACATCTGGTAGCTACCTTTTGTTTTCCCCCGCAAGTGCCATTTGCCTGTCTCGTCCCACCATTGCTTCCACTCGTCAAAAGTGAAGTGGAATTCAATGCCGCGACGCTTGGCATCCGCTTTGGAGCGGGTGTAACCCTGTCTGTACTTGCATTTGGTCGCCATGTCTACGCCACCGCCAAAAAGATAAAGCTACCACCGGAGGCGTTTATCGCTGCGGGGGCTGTACTACTGATTTGGAATCCAGACGACAACGGATCAATGTAATCAGTCGTCGTCACTTCTGCTGCGGTTGAATTTAATAAGAGATAGCTGTCATTACCACTGATAATGCCTCGTGCAGTGTCCCAGACGTACCAATCACCCGTGCTGTCGGTGCGTTTGATTAGAACAAACCGGGCTCCGTTAGTAAAACCGCAGTCGACATTGAGTGTGGTGCCAGTGCCGGTGTAGGAGCCGACTTTGCTGACGCCTGGGCAAGTGGCAAAAAGATACCAGAGATACGTTAAGGTAGAATTATTTATACCGCCACCGGTACCAACTGATACGCCAGTAGATGTAGGGAGTGCAACTATACCATTAGAGTAACTAAGTGTAAGCACTGTATTTGCACTAAAACCTACAAGATCATAAGTTGTTGAGGTAAAGTTATAGTAAATACCCCATGCGTTAGTGCCATCTCTACGTTTAGCAATAATCCATTGGGGCACTACGCCTAGATTGTGGCCTTGCGTTCTTGCTGATCCCGTGCCCGTAAAAGCCACCACGTCGAAGAAGCCGGGGGCGCGGCGGAAGTTGTAATCAATAAAATTATCCGAAGAACTATTAATTTCGCTGGATGTACCTAGCGCGTACCCACTTATGCTGTCATACTTGTTGAGTCCGTTAGCTTCGGTTGATTCAGAAAAAATAGAGTTTGTAGCCAACTTTTTAGTTGCGCCTCGCAGGCGGTCATATATATTCCAGTCATACCCAAGCGATGCTGTTCGTGTTTTAATTAGTGTTCCATCAGTGGGAAATGCTAACGAAGAAATAGTAGCAGTCGCACTTGTTCCACTTCTTGTTACAGCACTAAACACCTTGGTTGCATCCGTAGGCGTCTTCATCGGCCCGCGACGGATCGCTATGTAGATGTAGGTTTGATTTGCGGCATCTCTAAGCTTAAACCCTGTAGAAGTAGGATTGCCCGCGCTAAAAGTACCTTCAGCAATAGCTAGATTGGGAATCAAATACCTATCGTTTGCATCCAAATCCCAACCACGCAACGTGTCATAGACAAGCCAGTTACCAGTACTGTTTACTTGTTTTGCTAATATCCACTGAGCTTCCCATCCGAGAGTGACAATTGCTTCACCAGTTGAATCCGTAGTAAGACTCCCACAGCTGATTACGTTGTCATTGCCGCTATCGCCAAACCCGCCAGCGTCGTGGGCAAATATGTAGGCGACATAAGTGTTGCCGTTCGCATTTTCGCGCCCGTCGTTGCCTAACGTAAATGTTGTGGATGTTGGCGCAGTATAAGTACTACCATTACCAAAGAAATATGATGCATTACCTTGGTCACCATCTACGGTGTTAAGAAAAAATCCCCCAGTTGATGATCGGTGCCAAACAAGCCAGTCAAAACCTGCCGAAGCATTTTTAATAATGATGCAGCCAGGTGTGCTGCCTAGGTTGTGATTTATGGTTCTTCCGGCTACTCCGTTTCCCGTATATGTAACGATATCGAAGAATTTTGCTTGCTTGCGGAAGCTCCAGGAGACATAGTTGTTTCCATTTGTGTTTAATACACCGGTAGAATTATTCTGAGAAAATCCAGATGCATCAAAAGAAAAATTAAAAGCTGTCGTTAGTTGCGCGAAGGTTTGATCGGATACAAGCCAATTATTTGCTCCTCTTGCTGTATCCTGTAATGCATTTTGAGTTCCAATCGATCTGTTTTTAATCCAAACCAATCCGCCCTTTCCACTCAGATCAATCCCATTCGTAATCGTCTGTGTACTGCCATTGCCTGTATAAAGCCACGTGCTAAATACATCTTCAATGTAGTTTTTATCAGGGGCTGCTCCAGCTGCAGAGGAGCCCATCAGTAGTTGCAGTGTTTTGGGATCCATCAGTTATCTCCTATCAGTTGGTGTAGTTCAGCAGGGAAGCGCCGCGCCAGCGGGTGCCGCCATCGTCAGTGACAAACATAAACAAGTGCGTCTTGCCGGCAGTCAATGTTGGTGCAACACCTCCTGGCCATTCAACACCGCTAAACCACGTCACTGCGCCACTGGTTTGAGTCAGTTCAAGTGTAAAGGCATAAGCACGACTAGCTGGTACGTTGCTGACCGTAAAAGTAGAAGCTCCGTTGATCGTCTTGATGAAGTAGTTGCCAACTGAGCAGTCGATATTGAGCGCTGCAACCGTAACGATTGTCTGGGCGTAAGTACCAGCTAGATCGAATTCGGTGTTGGTAGCAACGCTGGTTTGGCCGACAGCGAGCGTGTTGCTGGAGATAAGACCAGTGGTAGCAAGCGTTCCAGAAGTGGAAACAGCAGTGGAGCCACCGATCGTGCCGCTTGTGATTGCGCCGCCGCTGACCTTACCTGCGGTCGAGATTGTGGCGAGTTTACTGTCGGCAATAGCAGCAGATGCGTTGATGTCCGCGTCGACGATTACGCCACTTGCGATAGCAGTAACGCCAGCGTTGCTGATGGTGATGTCGCCAGTTACAGCTGTGCTGGTAGCCACATTGCTGGCATTACCGATCAGGATGTTGCCACTGGTTAGCGCTGCCAGTTTGCTGTAATCAATCGCAGCCGAGGAGTTGATGTCGGCGTTGACGATGACGCCACTCGATATGGCAGTAACGCCTGCGTTGCTGATGGTGACATCACCCGTAACGGCTGTGCTGGTGGGAACGTTACTGGCGTTGCCGAGAACAATGTTGCCGCTAGTCAGCGCAGCAAGTTTGCTGTAATCAATCGCTGCGCCGGCGTTAATATCGGCATTAACAATCGTGCCATCAGCAATCAACGCGCTGGTAACGGTTCCAGTGTCACCGCTAGTGATGACCGTGCCGGAGACATTTGGCAGGTTAATTACGTTATCTGCTGTGGGATCAACAACACCAAGCGTGGTCTCGAAAGCGTTGTCGGTGGCGCCTTCAAACACCAAGCTGCCGGCTGAGCCAATTAGCAGCTGACCCGTCAGTGTGCTGCCTGCTGCTTGCAGTGCTTCTGAAGCGACTTCAGCAATCGCGGCCTGTACGTTGCTGGCTGCAATAGTTCCGGTCGGTGAAAACGAAACGTTGACAGCGCTTTGACTGGTGAAGGTCTGCGATACGTCAATAAGGATGTAGTTAGTCCCGTTCGACAGCAGAATGTCGGGCGGTTGCAATGTGACTGTGGGTGCTGGCGAAGTACCAGTGCCGCCGTTGTTAACCACGGCGTAATACCGGCTGTTGCCGCCTGCTGCTGCCGGAAGGGCACTGCCATTAACGAAACCAGCTGCTGAACCTTCGGAAGTAACAGAACTCAGGGTGTTCGTGGCTGCGTCATAAGTACCAGCAAAGACGATTTCACCGGCGCTGATACCAACCGGCTGGTAAACATTGCCATCCCACAGCGATAGATCGCGGGAGAGTGGATTGAAGAAGAACTGACCGATATGCTCGGCTGTTGGAATGGTGCTACCGATCTTGGTAACCGAGTAGTTGGCCAGCTTGACGCCGGTAACTGCGTTGGCACCAATGCGGTCGATATCAAGGGTACCGGTCGTGATCTTGGCGGCCGACAGGTTGGGGATATCTGATTCAGCTAGTGATGCAGCGCCAGTGATGTGGCCTTCGGTGTCAAAGCTGACCTTGACGCCAGAGCCAGCACCAATCGAATTGGTGTGATTAACCGTGCCGCTACCGTTTACACCTAAACCAGAGCCGGGCTTAACAATGCCGTTTGTTGATGCAGTGGCGACTGGTACGTCACTGGCACTGATAACACGGCCAGAAGTGACAAGACCTTTGGCGTTGTACTGAACAACGTGAAAGTTACTAGCTTCTGCCGTAACCGTGTTGTTGATGGTGATTGTGTCACCGGACAGGGTCAGACCATTGCCGTTAACGATGACGGCGCCTTTGGTCGTCGTGGTAGCAGTCGGCAGGTCGGCGCCAACAATCGGGCGGTAACCAACAGTGCCAGCAGCTGCCGTAGGGCCAGCCAGAAACTCAGCAGCGGCCGTGGTGTTATCCAGCGTCGCGCTGATGCTGACCTGATCGCCGCTGGTGCTGACAACGATATTGATTGGGCCGCTGGTACTACCAATGACGGCATTGACGCTGCCGGCGCCTTTGACGCTGACCCAGCTGCTGCCGTCCCAGCAGTAAATCTTGCTGTCATCGGTATCCAGTGCGATCTGGCCGACAAAAGCGCCGCTACCTGGAAGAGTGGTTACAAGGTCAACGCTGGATTCGTCAGCCAGCTTGGCTGCAGTAACAGCGTCATTAGCAAGCTGCGTTGCAGTAACACTGGCATTCGTCAGTGATCCGCCAGGGATCGTATTGGCACCAAAAACAATCTTGGCGCTTGGGATGGTCGCATCAGCAATCAGCGTCGTGGCATTACCGATCAGATCGGTAACCGTGATCTTTTTGGTCTCACTAGCGCTGGTATCCGCCAGAGGCAGGAAGTCACCGGCTGCAAGGTTGGCACCAGCCAGTGTCGCGAGTTCGCTGATCCTCAGGTCGGCCATCGCGGGACTTCCTTGTAGCGCTAACAGTTACAAGAAGTCTAGGTCTACTAATCTGGCTCTTCTAGCAGCACAAAGGACGAGCCATCCTGCTCTAGTTTGATCTTGGAGTTATCCTCCTGCAGAAGTCGATTCGGAATCTGAGTGGACGCACGCAGGCGGATCGGACCTGTCGAGATGAAGTCAATCACGCTGGTGATCACCTGATCAGCGGCAAAATTCACAGCTGATGCCGTGATGATGCCATTGAAGTCCCACCACAGCGAGTCGTTCAGCTGGTTGGCGGCAAAGGAGCCAGCAAAAGCTGGTGTATCAGGTGACTTGATGTAAAAGCGACCATGAAATGTTGAGCCGATCTCAGTGCGCAGCACCAACTGCATTAGGTAATTGACTGGCTCTTCATGCCGGTTGTTGGTGTAATCCCAACGGGCGGTCAGACGCCCACTACCACTGATCAGGCTGCTGTACTGCTGCCGGTACTCATCACTAAGGGTTGTGATATCAACGGTTTCGCGGTTTGTGTTGAGCTCATACTCAATCACATCACCAAGCACGCGTGCTTCGCGATCTCGAACAATGATGTTGATCGGGATGTTGCGGTTAATCGCCACCAAGGGCACACGACCTTCAGTACCACCATCCAGGCTGGCCGCAAAGCTGGTGTAAAGACGGATGCCACCGAGTTCGTCGACAAAGATGTACCAGGCGCCACTGGAGTGCAGAGTATTGTTAGCCCAACCGCTGGGGTCAATAAAGTCGAGATTCGTGCGATCTGTCGAGGTGATCTCGACAAAGTCACCAGTGACTAGATATCCCTCTTCAAAATCGAAGCTAAAGCGATCTTTACCTGGGTTGATGTCGTTTGGATTTAAGACACTCTGCTTCGCGCCCTCTAGGGCTGTGCGCGTCAGCTCAATCTTGCCTATCAGCCCTAAGTAAATACCCATCAGATTGTCACCGCTGTAAGGGCACCAGTCGCCTGGAAGCTGATCTGTGCGCTACTGACTTCGCCAACATTGGCACCAAAGGAGACGCTGGTAATCCAGGCCGTCAGGCTGACATCATTGCTGGTATTACCTTGAACAAAGCGCAGACTCAGACTGACCGTATCGGTGTCGGAGACGCCGCCAATCTTTAGTAGCTTCTTCAGCGCACTTGCTGCATCGTTGCGCCCGCTTGAATCGCTGTAATACAGCAGAGTGGCGTTACCACTGAACTCTTGTACACCTGGAACGTAGGTGCGCTGGGCATCGCCAAGACTGGTCGTTTCCAGCGCTTCAAGGTTGCCAGTCAAACTCCAACTGGTGACCTTGATTTGCTGAGCGCCGTCGATTAGCAGGCGGCCGTCGCGTCCGGTGTATGCCTTCTGCATCAGACTACAGCGACGAGATTTACAGTCACGCTACTGCGACCACGCCGCACTGCTTGGATCACAGGGGCCGAGTCGTAGCGCCAACGTGCTGTAGGTGGTGCATCAATTGTGGCCGCTGATCCAGTCCATCCGGCGCGTACATCACTTGGCAGAGTGAAAGTGCGAAAGGTGCCAAGCTGGGCTTCGTAGTCAGAGACGAACAGCTGTGCGTTCGCGTCCGTGATGTTGTCGTAACTCAGGCTGAGCGTTGCATTGATGCGGCGGTTGCCGTAAAGGATGCGCACCTCAGCGCCGGACTGAGAGTTGAATCGCTTGATTGGGAAATCGCCAGGATTGAACTCGCGACCAGTGGGTTTCAAGCTTGGGAAGGCCATCACTCAGTCACCCTGAAGTTGCCGGGAGTCAATACGTCCTTTGCAACAATGCTAGCTCCGCTTGAATCAACAGGTACTTGCACGGCAGAGACATTGATCAGACCTTCTTCGTCAAGCGTGAGCTGTTCGACTTGGAAGATGCTGCTGTTGTTCTGCTGGCTGCGGATCATAAACAGGGTGTTGTGCAGCGACGGATCGGAGATGACGTTGCCCGAGACAAAGAACGAGCGCTCGATAAACTCACCAGTCGTCGGGTTGAAAAACATGGCGTCGTAGCTGCCGTCATCAATCGGATTGATGGAAGTCAAGCTGCCTGCATCGGTGATGGCACCCACGCTGTTGGTGTTGAAGGTGGTAGCCGTCGTCATCACGCGGATATAAGAACCCGGTTGAATGCTCAGAGCATCGGGCACCGTTTTAAAGGTGACGGTTTGCGTGACGCGGCGCCGCACACTCAACAAGAATCGAGCTGTACGCAAAGCCTGTTCACGGTTGGTGCAGAAGTCGCTCAGATCAAACACCTGCTGGGTAGCCGAGCTGTCGTTTTCTGAAATATCGGCCCATTCCACCAACGCTGAAGATTGTGTCGGCAGGTCGTTTTCTACAGTGACGCGCCACGACACCAGGGCTTTGAAGTTAGTGCGCTGCGCGATATCGATGTACTGCAGCTGCAGCGAGTCTTCGATGATGTTGCCAGCCGTGAAGATCTGTTCGACAGCGATAGGGCTAGTACTGATCTGAAAGCTGCTGTTGAACGGCAATGCCGGCATCAAGCCAAAACGACCGTTTTTGATCGTGAAGTTACACAGCTGAAGCGGCGCTGTATTGAAAATGAACGAGCGGAGTGATTCGGTATCTTCTAGTACGCCGTCGTAGAAAATCTTGTTGGCGCGAAGGTAACGCCCTGTCGTTTGCAGTGAGGCGACATCGACAAGCTCCAGTGGCACGACATTGCCCACGCCTTGTTTGATATCGGTCAGCAGGTAGTAGACCAGATCAGAGAACAGGTTGCTGGGGCCGTTTCCGCCGTCTACCAGCCGTTGGACACTGATGCCACTGGGAGTCCAAGCACGGATCTGCCCAACGCTTCCGATCTGACCGCTTGATTTGACGGAGATAGCAAGGACGGATAGGTCGTCGTAATTTGCATCCGATACGTTTTCTAGATATTCGTTGACATAAACAATTTCATGCTCTGGACTTGATTCATTGGACTTTGTTAGCTCTTGGTAAAAGCTGACATCGGCAATTTGTGATTGCTGCTCAAAAATGCGTTGGGCTCGTGAGACTCCGCTGTCATCTACGGGGCGTCCCGGTATCGGTGTCGGCGCCGCTGTTGGTGCTGGCGTTGGAGCAGGTGTTGGAGCAGGATTTGGACCGGGGGTAGGGTTTGGATCGCCCGGTGAAGGAGTTGGGGTTGCTGTTCCAACAGCTTCAGTTACTCGGTAACTTAGTGCGCTTATACCTCTACCAAGCGCGTTATCGACAAACTTGCTAAAAACAAAGATTTTGCCAACAGGTCCATCGCCGACTGATCGAATGACTTTGTAGGTAAAGTTTCGCCATACAAGTCGTGAGCCGGTTAAATCAACGTATCTCTGACTAAGATCAACGTTGACGGTACCTCTAACTACTTCCGCTCTAATGCGAACGGTGATGTTTGAACTACCAGAAATACACAGGAGATCTTCTTCCTGCCTAGCCCCGACCGATTTTTTAGTTGGATCCCCAAAAATATCAAGATAGATTGCATTTGCGGGAAACGGATTTGATCCTGTTGCCGCCGAAACACTAGCTAGATCAACTTCGGTCGGGGTGAAAGCCATCGATCTTTGGGTGAATGGTAGTGAATAAAGTCTTTAGCCGGGAATAAACGTACCGCCAACAAATGCGGTGCTTCCGTTGGTAGTCAGCTCCTTGTTTCTTTCCAGTTGACTGACCGTGAACCGCTTGCCCCTAGTGCTTAGGCGAAAAGCGCCATAGGGCGTTGAATAGTCGCTGCCAAAGTTAGTATCGTTGTTGGCTGATTCGGATTCGGAGTCTAGTTGAATTACGGTCTGGTTTAATTCATCATCGCGGCCAGCTTCGGCTCCAGTGACTGGGACAAACCGATACTCGTAATACCCAGCTGTGCGGGGTTGTATCCGCAAGAAATTGAATTGGTCAACCGGTGCCGTGCCTGTGATGCAGAACAGCTGAGGGATGCGTGCCCAAGCCCTTTCCGCTTCGCCAAACTTTTGCACAGGTCGCACCAGCACAGAGAAAAACGAGGAGCGTGCAAAGTAGCGATCCAGTCGTGGTGTATTCAGCGTGATATTTTTTCGATCCAGTCGGAAGAGTTTGGCTGGTGTTGGGATCGTGTTGAAGTTCGTAAGACCGCTAGCGCGATTCCACACTTGGCTTTTAATCCCAATCTCAATCACATCAGCATCACGACGAACTGGTCTGACAGTGGCTTCGCTATAGCGGCACAGCGGGAAGAAACCAGTGCCAATGTTGGTAGCGGGGTCAAAGTCTTGGCCGCCCGGTCCTGATCCTGGGCCGTCATAACCAGCCAGTGGTTCGTTAATCGTGCGTGTGCCGCAAGCACCGATCTGAGGGTTCTTTTGGATTTCGGTGCATTGCAGCGTCACATTGATGAACTGTGCACTGGGTTGTGGATCGCGATCTGTGACAATCCAAATGGTTGAACCAATAATCCAGCGCGAGCCAATCGTGAGCAAGTCGTCCGCTCGGGTACGCCAAGCATCGGCGGCGCTTTCAAGATCGGTCAGGTTAACTTCAGTATCGGCAAAATCACTCCGTTCAAAGTCGTCCCAGTTTTGAAGGCGGATCTGAAAAACAGCTGTGGATCCAACGCTGACGTTGACAAACGTGCGGCTTGAGTATTGGGTGTTGTTGATGCGGACGATGCCCATACGCCTTGAATACTGGCGGCCGACTCCGGGCTGACCAACGGCGAGTTTTGTTGTTGCAGTGGCGTTTTCAACGACGGTGAGCACATCAGCTCGTTTGCCGGCAATCTTTCTGCGTCGAGCTTTAATCTCTGCGCGTTGTTCTTGGTTGTCCGCGCCTAATGTTCCAGCCTCTGGCGCAGCGATGATCTCCCAGTTAAAGCGGAAGGCAGTTCCGTTTTCGATGGGTGAGTAGGCACCAAATTGTGATGCGTTTTGCGGGTTATAGGCTTGCGAGAAACCTAGGCTGAACTGCTGACCACCACCAGTTGGTGCGGTAAACACTTGTCTTCCCAGTGTGCCAGTCGCTCCAGCTCCGGAGGTACCAGCAATCAGTGTGGTGGGTCGGTTGTCATTCTTTTGGGATGACCAGAACAACGCATACTCGCTGTCATCGAGAGTAGATAAGCCGGTGGTACCGACACGGATGCCGCCAAGTTGTGGGGTCGGTAGGCCAAACTGTCCGGCAACATAAATGCCTTCGTAAGACTGGAACGAGCCGTTAGCAAATAGACGGCTCCAGACAAGTGCCGGGGCAAGGATCAATCCGCCTGTGGCATCACCATCAGCACCTTCGTCGCGTTTGCCGAATGGAACCGGAATGGTTTGGCCGTATTCAGCCAGGGCGCTGACGTTATCGAAGCTGGTGGTTTGATTGAAGCGCGTGGGGCCGATCTGATCGGAGAGCTGTCGGCTACGGATCCGCGGCTGATTTTCAAGCGTCGGCGCTTTGGGTGCCAGCAGGATGCTGACGGCTGTACTGGCCAGACCAATGACAAGGCTGACGACAGCAACAGCAACGGCATTTTCAACATCAGGGATATGGTCATACTCAGCTGGCCTTATACGCGACTTCAGTTCGGCGTGGCGTAAAAACTTGCGGTATTCCTCGTCTGTGCAGCCGAGCGTTTCGATTAACGCAACTTCAAACGGTAACAGCGGCGGATTGAAAGGAGCGCCGCCGGTTTCCAATCCACGCTTTTGCTGAGGTTGTTGATGTAGAGGAGTCCCTGCTGCCATGTCACCCCAAAAGCCAGCGGAGCCGCTGTTAAGACTGCAATATCACCATCGTAGATAGGCTCTCTAACACGCACGCAGAATTGATCAAGGTCCTGTAGTACCTGCCGTGGCGTCATTGTGTACCAGTCTGGATTAAACGGCGGTGGATTCATGCCCATTTCGTTTAGGGCGTCGATCACCAGCCGGATGCAATCGTTGCCGCCATATTCGTAGGGTCTGCCGATCAAGTGCTCACACACGGATTTGCGCTGTAAACGGAATGTTGCCAACAAGGCTGCGGAACAAACGCCGGGCGGGCACATTGGCTTGCACTGCATCCAGCACCGAGTTCAGACTGATCTGCAACGTGGTTTCGTCCCAGCCACCACTGGCACAGCTACCGAAATACTCGTACAGGGTGCGTTGAACAGCACCACTGCCGGGCTCCCACAAAATCGTGGTGACCTTGGCGACCCAGAGGTTTTCCAGCGCTTGCGTTGCCCAGGCGCGGGTCATCTCGGTATTCGGCAGTTGCAGCGTCGCGTCGAGGTTGTCGCCTTGCAATGTGGCTACAGCACCACCAAAGCCAAACCCCAGAAACATGTAGCCATTGACGTTTTGAGCGATGGCGTAATTCTGGAAGCGGAAGCGGGCGGCCTGGCCGGAAGGGCCAACGTCTAATAGGTGGCCGTAGGCGAATTCCATTAGAGACCAATGCGACGGCGATTCGCCGGGCTATTACTCAGCGTACGCAGAGCACGGCGTTCACCTTGTGCGGCACCTTGCTGCGCTGCTTGCGCTAGGCCGCGTTGGAACTGATCATTGGTGACGTACTCAACGCTGTTGATGCGCTCGACGCTGTAGCGCACATCGATCGGCTCCATCGGTCCGGCGCTGACTGCAGCGGCTTGAGTTGAACCACTATCACCAGCAATTACCGCATCACCGCGTACGCCGCGTGAGTAGCGAGACATGGCAGCATTCATCTTGCTGGCTGGGATGACGTATTCCGGCTGGCCACCTTCGCCGATGATTGCGTTGGTGGGGCCGGTGACAAAGCCGCCTTCGGCAAAGAAACTACCGCCACCAAACGCTGCCGGATTGAAAGCTGCCTGACCGGACCCAAATACTGAAGCACCGGAAACGGGGCCTGCTCCACCAAAGGAGAACCCCCCACCACCACCCAAGGCGTTCAAGATGGTTTGGAAGGTGATCAAAGCAATCTGCTTGGCAATGATCTGAGTGGCTGTCTCGATGAAGGCGTCGGCAATCTTTTTGAAGACCTCGGACAACGCTTGCTGGGCAGACTTGGCGCCGGTAATCACATCAGTGAAAGCTGTGCTGAAGGCATCACCAATGGCGTTAGCACCGTTAAGGGCTACGTTGATGGGGTTAGCTAGTTCCTGCAGTTGCTGCCTGAGCTCAGCGATTCTTGTTTCCCCTTCACTGACTCGAAGATCAGGAAGAGCTAGCTCAAAGGCACCGGCACCGCCACGCAGATTGTCCTGAAGGTTCAGGCCAGCACGCTTGAAGAACTCAGCATTTTGCTCTTTGATTACAGCGAGGCGATTGCGCTCTAGCTCAATCAATGTTTCAACATTCAGATTATCCAGCTCTGCCGCAGTCTTGGTGACAATCGCCAAACGCTCCCGCTCATCGGTGACACCAATCAAAGACTTTTGCAGGTCGGCAACAATTTGCAGGGTTTGCGATTCTGCTTTTAATCCAATCGCCGCCTCCTTGTTGCCTAGGTTCTCAACATCGGCAATCAAGAGCTTGTTGCTTAAAAGCTTTTGGGTGAGTTGCGATTCAATCTGCAGACCACTTAAGCGTTCCTGCAAGCGCCGTTCGACCTCCGCAGCGCGTTCGGCTTCACGCTCTGCATCGCTTTTACCTGCTTTCCGGCCTTTGCTGCCACTAGCAGCAAGCAATGCAGGCAAGGGACCACCTGCGCTCAACCTTGGCGCAGACAAACCAGTTTCGGCTCCCAATTCAGAAGCGACCAGCGATTTACGCAGACGATTTCTGTAATCCTGAACCTCTTGATCAAATGGATTAGCAGAACGCAGGGCCCCAAACCTCGTGCGTGTCCGCTCGTTTGCTTGCTGAAAAGCCCTAGCCTCGGCGCCAAGCCGTGATGCATTATTTAATCGCTCAAGAAATGCATTAATACCATCAATCAGGAACTTGAAAACAGGCTCAAAAAATGTGCCAATATTTTGGGCTAGACGTTGGAATGAATCTTGAAGCGTGCTGAGCTTGCCGTTTAAGGTATCGCTCTGCGCAATGGCACCGTTGGCGTATTTACCACCGGCATCCGTGAGCTTGATGATCGCTGCTTCAACAGCTTCGGCACTAATGCGCCCGCCTTCCAGTGCTTTTTGAAATTCCTCGCCGCTGAGCTTGTACTCCTCCTTCAGGACTTTTTGCAGCGCAACACCACGCTCTTGGAACTGCAGCAGTTCCTCACCCTGCAATCGGCCCTTGGCCTGAACCTGTCCATAGGCAGTGACCAAGCCCTGCAGTTCGGCACCAGTTGCACCACTGACATCAGCCAGGCGTCGGGTCGTATCAACAACCTTGCTGGCTTCAACGCCAAAGGCTTGCAGGCGTTTAGCAGACTCAATCAGCTCGGTGCTAGTAAACGGCGTGACCGCACCAAGGTCCTGCAACTCTTTAACGATCTGACCAGCGCGTTGAGCGCTGCCAGTCAGTACCTCTAGGCTGCGCCGTTGGCTTTCAACTTCTGCTGCTTGGACAAAAACAAACTTGGCAGCCTGGAACGCTGCAAATGCACCGGCTAGACGACCGACAACTACGCCTAAGCCATTAACAGCGCGCTCTGTTGTCTTAGCCTCTTGCTGCACCTGCTGCAGCCGTTGGATCGCATTGCGCGCATCAACGTTGATGGCAACATTGGCGACAACAGACACAGCAGCACCCCTAAGCCTATAAGCAGTTTATCGGCGACGCTTCATCTGCCGTTCTTGCTCTTCGTTTTGGAGGTCAAAATAACTCGACCATATCAGTAGCTCTTCAAGTGTTACCTCTTGATTAAGCCTTGCAAGGCTGTAGCCAAGCTCTTTAGCAACACCAAGTTGAAGCAACAAGAGCTTATCTTTCTTGAGCTCAGCCTTTAGTGCTTTTCATATCCA